ACTCACCATTTAAAACACGACTCATTACTGAGTTAGCGTGAATCTTATTCTGCACAAAAACGATTGCACAATCAGTACTCTTCGCTGGGAGAATAGTCTGAGTGATAGTCTGAATCTTCTTTTCAACTCTATTAACAGAGTCATCAAGCTCATCAATATCGTCCAAGATAATCATGTCAGGACGAAGGTTGTCTAACTTCACACCACGTGCGCCGGTATCAAGTCCGAACGCTAGGATATTGAATCCGTTAGACGTACGTAACTTTTCAGCATTCCAACCCCTAGAGTATCCATACTTGTTTATGGCTCTCTCAATGCCACACTTCTCCATCGTGTTCGCAATATCTGCAACGTGACGGTTAGCAGCATCCTGCGTTGAACACACATAAAGAAGAAATCGCCTAGTAGCTTTGACTGCAATACGACTAGAGATAAGTTCCATCGTAGTAGACTTACCACCACCACGAAACCAACACTCTATAAGCGCAGGTGGAGGATTACCAGCCTCTATACCTTCAGCCCATTCCCAAGCACGAATGTGATGCCTTGCTAATGGTGCAGATGCAGCATGAGGAGCAAACTTACGTAACCACTTTTGATAATCTAACTCGGAACCATCAATTGCATATGCCCTTGACTCAAAGCCACCACCATCAATTACGTCATCAAACTTCTCTTGCATTGCTTCAAGCAACGCTACAGACAACGGCTTATTCGGTCGGATGAACTTCCTCAGTGCCTTGGGAGTTATCTTGGTATTCACCTGACTCTTCTGCTGCGCCATCTATTACCTCGGCATCTATAATTTCTTCTTCATATGACTGCTTGTAAACAGTCAACAGTTTGCCAATGCCAGCCTTGATTCCTTGTCTCTCATCGGAGTTGCTTACAGTACGATTAATTACGTTTACTATCTGCATGACAAGGCTGAATGCTTGGTCTACTTCCAGAGTATATGCCTTTTGATGCATCAACCGTTGTTCTGTTTCAACGATATCAGTACGTCGTTCAATGAGTTCAAGGACATCCTTTGATGCAGCAAACTCACTCAATGTATGACTAATAGCCTTGCCTAACTCATCAAACAGGTCCCAAAAATCCTCTTGGTATTTGTGGTCAGCACAAGACTTATACATCTCCTGAATCTTCTTGTATTGGTCAAGACTAACACCTTCAGCAGCTGCTTCCGCCCTTATGTCTAATAGAGCGGTGATATATGCAGTGTCATCTCGCAAAGACCAAAGTTCAGGGTCTTCCCTAAGCTTGTCAATGCGGTCAAGCATCTTCTTGCCAACATTACGGAATCTACCTTGGTTACTACTTTGGAGTCCTGTATTAAATAACAACGAATTGGTATTGGCTGGTTTTGGTACACCGCCGTGCTTTATACAAAATGCACTTCCCTTGACTGCAATGTTTCGACACTTCCACGCTTTAGAACCTTGTGCAACCTCTGCGTCACAACACCTAATTAATGTTCCGTTACGTGTCTTATAGCGGACGCCATCCGTTTCAGTAATAGGGTCAGTGATTTCCAACCCACCCTTCTGAAGGAACATCTTACGCTTATCTGTCAATTGTAGTTAGCACCTTTACCAGTGTATAATTCCATTATGTCGCATGAACAGGTAGAACACTACCGTAAGAGTAATATTCAGCCATTAGATGTAATCGTTGACTGGGACCTAGACTTCTGTTTAGGTAATATTATCAAGTACATAGGACGGGCTGGCAAAAAGAAAAGTGCCTCCGAACAAGATGACTTGCAGAAGGCACTCTGGTATTTAGTGTTTGAGATTACTAAGTCAACATCTGTTGCTGACAATATTGTTATAGCAGTATCTGCTATTCCATCCCAAGAAAACGACGAATAGGCTTACGCATTCCAGTTGGGTCAGTAGGTTTCATAGGTTTATTTGCATTTGCAGCACGTTCTCTAGCCTGTTTTTCAGATGCAAGATAATCATTCAACTTAGCACGACCAGCAGGATTGGTAGATGCTAACTGATTCTTTTGCCACGTATCGTAATACTGGAGAGCCATACGCTTCATGTCATCTGACATACCCCTAAACTTCTCAGTTCCCTGCATAAGTTTACGAGCTTCCCCAAAGTTGCGACCCTTACTGATAAGGTCAACTGCATATCCAGTCAAGTCTTCAATTGGCTTGTATTCACCCTTTAGACCTGTCATATGCGTTTCATGACGGTATGCACCAGGTGCAGTATTGCCCATTCCAGTTTGCATACCACGCTGCATTTTGACACGTCGGTTTTCTGCTTCTTCACGACGCAACTTTTCCAGTTCTGGGAATTCACCAGCACCTTTTTGTGCAGCAGCAACGACTGCAATAGGCAATACAGCCTTAGCAGCATTCATACCAATAGCATTGCCACCAGTCTTAGCAAGTTGTCCTGGAATCTGTTTGACAACAGTATCAACGATACCCTTGCCACCCTGCTTTACAAGTTCACCACCAGCACGAACTGCAAGTGCTTTTCCACCTGTATCTGCAACAGCTTTTCCACCGCCAGTTGTAAGTGCTTTTGTTCCAGCCTCAACAATAGCTTTTCCGCCATCAACGACACGCGCCCCAATTTGAAGCGGTTGTGCAGATGCTGGTATTTGCGTTGGCTGAACACGAGACGCAATTTGTGCAGGCTGAATACGAGCCGCAATTTGTGCAGGTTGAACACGAGACGCAATTTGTGCAGGCTGTGCGCGAGCAGTAATTTGTTTTGGCTGTGCTGACTCAACTAGTGCCTTTGACAATTCACTTGTAGCATTTCCAACAATACCGGGGTCACGCAGACGCATCGTCTGTTGCCATTGACGTGCAGCATTTAGCGTACGAGCAGTACCCGCTTTATCAGGAACAATACCAGGGTTATTACTCCTCATAGTTGCCTGAAAGCGTTTAGCCGCACTCAGATTAGGAGATGCGCCAGCCATTACTTCTTACCTTTTTTGGTAAAGCGATGTTCTTTCATTTCGCCTTTCACCATACTTTTAACTGAAGACGGTCGTTTACCATATTCCTTGGTTTCAGCCTTCATTACTGCGGATGTTGACTTCATAGGCTTTTTATGTTCACCTGATTCAACACCCATCATCTTCGACATAGACATAGCACCCTTTGGATAGGGCATTCCCATTGGCATTTTAGTTACTTCCTTTTCTTGTAAATAGCAGTAGCCTTTGCTTCCTGCTCTCGACTTGCTTTGATTACCAACTCACCTTCAGCGTTAGAATGTTCTGCGTACTCAGCTTCCATTGCTCGTCGCATAGTTGGGCGATTGCCTAACTTATGCTCACGTTGCTCCATTTTCAGAAGCTCCGTTTTAGTAGGTGCTTTCTTAAGGTTATGTTCCTTCGTTTCTATGTTCATCAAAGTACCCATAGAAAGATGGTTCATATGCTTGTTCATCTCGTTCAGCATTTACTTAGCCTTACCTAGGACTTTCTTTAGTCTAGGGTTCTTAGTCTTAGCGGCAGGACTAGCCTTACGTGCAGAAGTTGCAAGAATGGCACCAGCACTGTCCATAGAGATTCCTTGCTTTTTAGCAATCTCTGCTTGAACTACTTTGAATCCACGATGCGCTTTAGTTTTCATTCGTACCTCGCTAACAATTCCAAGCCCGTAAAGACTTATTGATTCTACTGTTAGGGTCTTTTGCTACTTCAGGCGATGTATTCTTCTCACGCATTCCAGTCATACGACTACAGAATGATTTACGGCGAGCAGCATCTTTTGGCGTTTTAGGCTTAGGAGCTGGTGGCTTCAAGTTAGCACCCGTAGTCTTCTTGAAATGCGCTCTACCAGCTGCGTTCAATCCACCCTTGGGGTTCTGATATTTCTTTACGACGCCCATAATCGGATTGTAACGTATATGCTATCTAATGCATACCTGATAAACTTGTCATATGGCACAAAAATTAATCACTTCAACTGATGACCCTTTGTACATCAATGCAATCGTACACCTAGCCAACCTTCTCGATGAACGTACATTTGGGACACCTATGGGTGTATCCCCTAAATGGAAAGAGAAGTTTATGGGAAAGCAATATTGTGAAGATGGATGCATTAATGGACGTTGTCCTGGTCATACACTCATCTGCAATCTAGGGACAATCGTAAAGCATCCAACATACTCATTCTTTGTATTTCATAGGGAAGATTACTCAAACGGTAAAAATCAAAGCGTGATTTACTTCTATGAAGATGAGGCAAAGGCTGAAACGCAGTTCAACACACTAAAGAGGAGAGCAAGGGATGTATGACAACCTAACGCCTAAAGAGCATACGATTTTGAATCTTATGGCAATAGAGCGCATGACCGTAAATGAAATAGGTGAGAAGTTACTCATCTCTAAACGGACTGTCCATTATCATCTTCAGAACATCTACAAGAAACAGGGTTATGAACCTAATGCTAGGTCTCAGATGAAGCTTGCCCTTGAATATGCAGATTATGTATCAAAGCAACTTGCCAACAAAGAAGACTAAGGTATAATCCTACTGTCTGATACCTACCTACCTTACCTTTCAGGCAACCTATCCAGAGCCAGTCGTACTCCCAGCGGCTGGCTCCTCCTTATTTAGGTTCATCAACCGAGATTATCTCAACACCATCTATCTCAGATAACCTGAATATTGAAAGGTACTTTGATAACTCGTGTTTATCTAGGGACGATATCTTTATATCCCTTTCACTCAGCCATTCAGTAAGCTCTTTATATTCCTTGTATGCACCAAGCATATTCAACCCATAGCTCACAAGTGCGTATATAGCAAACCCGACGCATACAAAGAATATGTTATCCATCTTAGATTCCTGTAGAACCAAATCCACCAGTGCGTTCAGCGTCTGCTGTTACACGACTAAGAATACTCACATCGCACTGACCGAATAACAACTGAGCGATACGGTCACCTTTGTTAATCTGGAAGCGACCAGTATCAATACTGTTAGGGAATTTAGCGAGGATAACTTTGATTTCCTGCCTGTAGTCAGAATCAATGATTCCTGGCGCATTGAGTACGAATACACCATACTTGGCAGCAAGACCAGACCTTGAGCAAACAAGGGCGTAGTGACCCTCTGGGAGGTCTACAGACACACCTGTTGAGACCACTGTTACATCACCGTCTTCTACAACAGCATCATTCAATGCATAGAGGTCAAAACCAGCTGAACCGGCTGTAGCTCTTGTTGGTACCACTGCATCTTTGTCGAGTAAATTAAACAACCTCATCTCCTTTGAGTTCTTCTACGATTTCTGCAAGCATTGGGAATTCAACCTGGAATTGTTCGTATATCTTATTCGCCAAGTCTTCATGTTCACTCTGCGTACCGTTGCCACGTCTTACGTCCATATAGTGAATCCAGTCACGTAAACGTCCATTGGCATATAAGGTAGTAGGCGCACATTCAGGCAATATAGCACGAGCGGTTTCCAGTGCAACACCAGCTTCTACAAGTTTGTCATATGCGCTTTCAATCTGCTGAATTGCATTAGAAACAATGCTGTCAGCATAGAGTTGCATATCCAAAGGCAACTCAATAGATGATTGCCTGTTGTACGGATGTTTGCCACGCATATTTGGAGGCGTGATTTCTTCTTTGACTTCTGCATACCTTTGACTAAACTCCTGAACCTTGATGGATGAATGCCTAATGAACTGTCGGCTCACCATTCTAGAAGTATGAATCTCTATTGTCCAGTTAGCCATCTCAAAGATTGACCAGTGTTTATGTTTGATGCAATATTTGATAAGTCGTTTATTTGCAGCATCTGACCTATCGTTCTGATTACTAGAGGAAACTCTTGCACAAAAACATATATGTTCCAGTGCGTTGGGGGTTTTCCAAACAGTACTTACTTTGTTCATGTTCACCCTATAAAATCTATTATGCATAAGTTATTTGAAACACCAGCCAATAGGAACTCTCAGTCATACGCTGCCCTGAAATTACAAGGACGGCTGTTCTGCCTTTATGGAGAGTGCGATATCACCTTGATGCCTACAACCTGTAAGCACGACATGACCTGGTGGACACCATATCTATCAGGCATATGTGAATACAAGCAACGAACACATAAGTTTGGGACATACCCAGATGTGATGATTACTAAATCTAAGTGGGACTACCTGCGTTCCCATAATGGTTATTCCATTCTGTTTACCGAGTTTACAGATGGTGATTACATTACAGAGATACAGGGTCTAGATGACTTAGATTCCAGACTGGCTGGACCAAGAGTAAAGAGGAATGAGTTTGACGAAGCTCTGTCCGTTTTCATTCCTCTCAAGCATTTCATAAGCCTTTCGGCTTGGTACCCTAAAGGCTATCAGGCGAATGGGTCTTCAATTTCTTCAACTGAATCTGCTGAAGACGAATGAGATGTTGGCTGTTGAGTTCCACCCTCAACCTTAGTTTTTCCGCTATCCAAAGGCTGAATTGAATCAGAAACAACTTCCCAAACTTTACGCTGAGTGTTGTCTTTATCAGTATATTGACGAACTTGTAGACGCCCTTCAATAGCAACAAGTCTGCCCTTAGAAAGGTAAGTAGCAGCAAAATCAGCAGACTGCCCCCAAGCGGTAACATCAAAGAAATCAGTTTCCTTTTCCCGCCCTTTTCGGTCTACTGCTACACGTAAGTTTGCTACACCCTTGCCAGACTGAGTCATGCGATGCTCAGGGTCAGCAACTAATCGACCAATCAGAACGACTCTATTCAGCATCAGTAACCTCTGGATTCAACACAACTGTGTATGGTTGATTATGGACTTGCATCGAGCGGATAGCCAACTCTGCAAAGTCAAGCATAATCTTCATAGGAACTTTTGCTTCGTAGTTACGAATGTACATCCAAGCTTCACCAGCTGATACAGCCGAAACCATCTCAGTGCTGTCTACCGTTTTGATTGACACATCATAGGTGCCAGGAACCTTAGGGTTGATTTCAACCTCTGCATCCGAATCCCTTGAAAAGGAAATAACTTTCATCACTATACTCCTCTGACAGATACCTGTCATCAGTGACAGTATACCACAATAGTTATTTGACGCTTCTGTCAGGGTTTCTTTTGAAACTGCGATTGGTCGCAGGTTTCACCAACCGTAGGTTGGAGGGTGCATTAGTACCACCCTTTGAAAGTGGTTTCTTGTGGTCGATGTCTTTACCCTTACGGTCTACCCCGTTAGCATCCATAGCTCTACGAGCCTTCTGGCGTTCCATACGGGTAGGGTGTTCACCTCTAGCGACTTGCTGTGCGTATTCCTTTTTGTAGGGTCTCTCTTTGTTCACGTATGGCATAGCCAAATCATAACATAAGCTCTACGCGCGTATTTATATATATACATATGTAATATGTATATTAATCTCTCTTGTTAATAGGGGTACTAAATTCTTTCCCCCTCAATAACCGGGATAGGAAAGATTCTTTCCAATACCCCTCAAAATACTTTCCCCCACAACTGTCGGGATTTGATACATTTCGCACGTGCGTAAACACCTAAATATTGGCAAAATAACAGGATAAAATCGCTATATGAGTACCGCAAAAAAGACTAATCCAACCCTTTGGAGTAAGGTAGTAAGTGACGTAAAGTCATCATCTAAAGGTGGTGATTCAGGTGAATGGTCAGCCCGTAAAGCACAGCTGGCAGTGCAAAAATACAAGGCTTCCGGTGGTGGTTACGAAGGTCCAAAGAAGGCTGATAACAGTCTAGCAAAGTGGACAGACCAGAAATGGCGTACTAGTGACAACACACCTTCAGAGGGTAAAAAGCGATATTTGCCAGATAAAGCTTGGTCAACACTTAGCCCTGGTGAAAAGGCAGCGACCAATCGAGCTAAGGCAGAGGGCAACAAAACTGGCAAGCAGTTTGTTGCACAACCTAAGACTATTGCCAAGAAGGTTGCTAAATTTAGGTAGAACTTGTACAATTACCAGTGAGTAGCAGGGTAGTCTAATTGGTAGGACAGCGGTGCATATATCATCGCAGGTGGGGGTTCGAGTCCACTCTTTGCTTCTCATACATATGATTTTAACGATAAGTTTATCTAATAGAACCCGGCAAGCCTCTGAATATGCTCAAACTGCCGGGTCACTTTACTAATCAGTAAGTATAGGGAGATTACTGAATATGACGTTTGGCGATGTGTACAACGCTATTGCGGTAGGCAAAAAGGTGTCTCGTGTTCACTGGGACAGTGACAAAGCGTACCTTCGTTGGTCTGAAGCATTCAACGCTTTTGTATTTACCATAGACAAGCACGAAACCATCCTAGAAGGCATCACTATTCCTACTGAAGACTTCTTCGCTGATGACTGGATTGTGATAGAGGAACCAGCTTGGTAGATAAGTATTCCCTCCATCTAGGCAACTGCCTTGACACACTCAAAGGTATCCCGGACAACTCAGTAGACTCTATTGTTACTGACCCACCATACGGTATATCCTTCATGTCCAAGAAGTGGGATTATGACGTACCAAGTGTTGAGATATGGCGTGAATGTTTACGTGTACTCAAGCCTGGCGGCTACTTACTATCGTTTGCTGGAACACGTACACAGCACCGAATGGCAGTCAATATTGAAGACGCAGGGTTTGAAATACGTGACATGATTGCGTGGGTTTACAGCAGCGGATTCCCTAAATCACATAACGTAAGCTGCGCTATTGACAAGTCATTTGGTCATCCTAATAGAGGCAGAGCAATCCCTACAGCCTCTACGTATCAAGCTTCAGACGTTAATAAAGAGAACAAATTGACCAGCAATGAGGTCACTCCATACGAACCACTAACTGATGAAGCAAAGGATTGGCAAGGTTGGGGGACAGCTCTTAAACCCGCCTGCGAGCCAATCACAATGGCACGTAAACCACTTGAGGGTACAGTATCTAATAACGTACTCAAGTATGGTGTAGGTGCTATCAATATTGATGCCACACGTGTTCCAATGGATGAAGATGATTTCAATAAACTATCTGCTGGCGTAGATAAGATACGTGAGCGTGGTGGTGTAATGGACAACTCCTGGAAGAACAGTAGTGACCTATCAGGGGCTAATCCTGCTAACCCTCTAGGCAGATGGGGAGCTAATCTTATACATGATGGCTCACAAGCAGTACTAGACCTATTCCCTGATACAAAGGGTGGTTCGTGGGTACAAACCGATGGTGCTAGACATTTCAACAATAACGGAAAGGCTACATCTCCACGAAGGTTAGGTGATGATAAATCAATAGGTTCAGCTGCTAGGTTTTTCTACTGCTCTAAGTCCAACAAACGTGACCGGAACGAAGGTCTTGAAGACCTAGAGCCTAAGCAATACTCACATGATGGTAGAGAGAAACGTAACGAAACAGCCTATCAACGCAACGATAGCGTAGCCTCAAACCACCATCCAACGGTAAAACCTACAGACCTTATGCGTTATCTAGTACGAATGGTAACTAGACGTGGGGGTACAGTATTAGACCCATTTATGGGTAGTGGTACTACAGGTAAGGCAGCAATGCTTGAAGGTATCAACTTTATAGGGTGTGAGCTTGACGAAGAGTATCTCAAGATAGCTGAGAAACGTATTCAGCACGAGATAAACAAGCAATCCTAACTATATTGAATGTGCTGGCATCAGTTACCAATCCAAGGTTATTAATACCAGCACACTCTAGAACTACTGACGGATTCCAACCGTCCTACCCCTAATAATAAGGGTAGACTGCCGCCAGGCTTATAGGCAACCGTTGCGTGGGTAGCGAGTAGTTCTTACTAGTAAGTCTATCATATAGTGGTAAGTTTACCAGTATAGATGTATACTATGTTTGCTATCGAGAGATAGTGAACGAAAAAGAAAGTCTCCAGAAAACCTTCTATTGTTCATAGATATAGGCATATCAATTTGTTGGGATTAAATAATCAACTGTGCTGGATTAGCTGGTATGCCTGTATCGACTACCCCATAACACCAAAAAAACCACTAATCTCTTAGTGGCTTTTCTGTTTGGTTGTGAGTTGTTGTTCTTGTTGATGCTCACCTTGCGGTGGCAGTTCATTCTAGCACACTAAGTTGGTTTCACACCAGTGCCGTCATACGGTTTAGCGTGACCGTTGATACCAAGCATCTGAGCTAGGTCCTCACCACATGACGATACGTCACCTAGTATGCGTCCGTACTTATCCTTCTTGTAGTTCTTCACACTAACAATGATAGGTACACCCTCAGCCTTACTCTCTACCCAGTTCTTAGTAAAGCCTCTAGCGTTCACTCCAGCCTCTGTACTGACCTCAGGGCAGTCAACCTTTGCCAGGCGTACCTTCATCCCTATCAAAGCTACACCGAACCCTAGGTCGATATCTGCCTCCAGCGTGTCACCATCTACTACCCTTACATTACGCAGCACGTAGTTATACAAGGTACTTATCTTCTTACTCATAGGGACATACTACAGCGTCACAATCTATCCACCAACTGGATAATATCTATCCATCAGCACGAAGTGCGTGGGCGTACTACATACCTATCTGAATAGCATAGCCTTGATACGCACACCATACGTAGCCTTACAATACACGCTACTACAGCACTACCTACCAATCTTCTACCTGCGTATATATTGAATCTAACAGTATTTGTACACCTTACAATTAGAGTAGATGGATAGGAAAGATTCTTTCTAGTTGTTACACTTAGCAAGTATGTAGTAGTAGAAGTTAGTTTCTACGATGGGAGAAAGGTAGATGTAGATGAGATAGAGATGTAAATGTCGGAGTCCCCCCCTACCACACTGCGCACTGGGGTGGGAGCTTGCCTTACCCCCTCCCCCTAGTCAGCAGATTGGAAAAAAGGGAGTCCTCATTTTCTACCTAGTCCGCAGATTGGACATACCAGCTGGTGGATTCCGCTGCGGGTGGTAAACAATAATTTCAAGCTTAGTGTATGCAACAATTGTGTATAGAATGGAACGCGCGCGCGTGATAGCACGATCGATTCCATTTGTCAAGCTTTTACCAGTGTGAAATTGTTCACATTGTAAATTGTGGTGCATGCTGTACAATCCAGTGTGTGGAAAGCTTGGTAGGAAAGTTAATCAAATGAATAAACTAACACGAGAATACAAATCAGAATTGGTAAATCTGGTAAATATCGCATTTGCCAAATCATCAAATGTTGTCACGCTAGCAGGTAGGCATATCAGCAAAATCGATTTGATGCATCATGTCAAAACGGAATTTGTAACGGGTTGTGAGATTTACTATTCAAATTATGACTT